TCCGGTCTCCAGATCCATCAGTTGCACGAGTAGAGTTTTCACGCTGAATGGTGAGGAAGTGATTAAGTTGTCCTGTTCTCATGGCTCACCTGCTCCCATTTTTACTGACTGGATGAAATTGCAGGACCTGAAATGATGTTCGGTATTTCCATTTCAGAAACCACAGGCTTTTCAAACAAAACAATAGCTTCGTATTTGTATCGGGCTTCTTTGTCCACATTTATGCTAATGCTTAAAATTTCTAAACCTTTGCGCTCTGCATGCTTATTTACAACATCTGCCAATACAGCAGCAGTTGAACATGCAAATTTTTCTAAGAATGTTCTTGGCATGTTAGTCTCCCAGCTCATGAATACCAGCTGTCCAATCGAGTGATTCCTTAAGATCATGTTCAATATCGGCAAGAAGCTCATTGATACAGCCTTTTGAAACTACAACTTCGCCTTCTCTCATCTTCTCTTGAAAAACCAAAACCTTTTTCAATGCATTTTCTTGAGCAATAATTGAATGCATTGATGCTTTTTTTATTAAACGCTTTGACATATTAAATTCCCATTTTGCGGTAAGACATCATCAAGTTTTCCAGGGTTTTATTGGTGGTCATGATGGTGCCAACCACTTGAGATTCCCGGTTGTTATAGAGGTCGCCAATAATCAGCAGGGCTGCATATTGCAGATCTTCAGGCAGCACACCATCTACACAAACATCCACCAGAGGTTTATCCAGGAAGTTTTCGATATGTTTTAAAGCTGCTTTAATGAGCAATCGAATATGTGCATCTTCACGATTGTGCAGCACACGCAATTGAAACTTTGCGCTTTCAAGTGTGACCAGTTCTTCGCTCATGAAAATAGCCTTTTTTTGACGGGAAAAGAGGTATAGAAAAGCCCTCAAAACGAGGGCTTTTCTACAGAACTAATGATTAAAGCTTAGCCACCCTCTACAGGGTCAACGACTTCTGGAAGATCACCAGCAACGCATGCTTCAGGAAGAACTACAGCACCGGCTGCACGCATTTCAGCAAGAATGGTGACAAGGTTTTTCGTGATGTTATTGCCATCTTCAGTTGATACCGTGATATTGACATCTTCACGAATCAAACCATCGAAACCAAGTGCCAAGTTACCGACCCAGTATTTACCTTCTGGCATAGACGCAGCAAATACAACTGGTAGACCCCAAAGTACAGGCTGAACAGCAGCACCAGGTGCTCCAAAGATGTAATGACCATCGGTGCCTTTAATACGTTCAATTGCACCCCAGTCTTTCGGGTTCAACAGAATTGAATCTGGTAATACATAAGACGCTGCAGCTTCGTATTTTGCTTTGTTAATCACATCAATGGCTGTATCAGAAGCATCTGCGATTACAGTCTGATGGTTCAGAGACTCAAGCAGGCCACTAAAGATTTTTTGCTGACCGATCGCAGGGGTATGACCATTCACAACATAATATTCAAGTTTAAAACGAACACCATAAGCCATACGGGTTTCGAGATAGTTTGCCAATGCTGGCATATCTGCTAAAACCTGTTTCGATGCACGAATCCAATGCGCAATTACACCCACGTTTAAGCTGATTACACCGAATTCGAAATCAGATTCAGGTTTATCAGTGTTCTCTGGTGCAATATCAGCCATGATTTCATAAGTGGATTCACGCAAGAAGTAAGCAACCGCTTCCTGTGTGGTTCCCCAGTTAATCAAATCAATGACAGATAAAGGCATGGCGCGTGCAGTACGATTCAAATCGTTTTGTGCAAAAACCGCATTGGTACCCATACCGCCTAAGGTAATCACATTACGGGCATTCAGCCCTTCAAATACCACTGCATCTTTTTTATTGCCGCTACGAGTGTGCATCGTTTTGGCATAATCGACTGCATCCTTGTTACGGATCAGGGCTGCAGCGATGGTATCTTGCTGGCCTTTGTTGCGCTCATGAACTCCATCCACCAATTGTTGCTGGATTTCTTCAACCTGGCCGGCAACTTCTTTAATTTTGTTCGAACGCTCTTCCAGATCTTTTTTCAAATCATCTGGTAATTCATCCAGGGCAGATAAGCGATCACGGTAACGCTCAAGCAAGGTATCCATCTGGCTTACACGGTCACGCAGTTGAATCGCTAACTGATCCAATTGTGATGTATCACGGGTAAGCAGATCCTTAAAAGGAGCAGGGGTTTGATTGGCCATAGTTGAAATTGCTACTGCCATCGTGCTTTTTGAAAGTGCTTTCATAGTTTTTTCCATGCATAGAAAATGAAAAACCCGCAAAAATGCGGGATATGTTTTAAGTTAAACGTTCAGATCAGCAGTTATCTAGAAATGCGAAAGGATCTGCTTTAGGTTCAGTTTTTGGTGGTGGATCTTCTTGTGGCTTATGCACATCGGTTAAACGTGCAATCAGTTTTTTCGAATAGTCACCATGCAGGCCCAGGGACCGCAATAACTCTTCAGCATCATCATCCGAGTTAATGGCCTGAATAGTGTCATCATTGATGACACGTGCTGCATCGTCAGAGGGTTCATCTACTACACTGATCTCATACATATCAGCGCGACGGATCTCAACGTGTGTGCCTTTATCGTCATAGTCCAAATCACCTACTGGATAAAATGCAATTGAAAACCCATCTACTGTTCCATGGCGAACCATGGCTGCAACAGCTTCAGCAATAGGCAATCCTGGTGTAAATTCCAGCTCGATATAAAGACCGGTATCATCTTCCTTTAAAACCGTATATTTACCAATCCGCATGGCCAGCTGGGCATCGACATACCATAAACGCCAGCCATGATTGTAATAAGCGTGAATTTTCTTGGTTCCTGCAGCAAAAGCAGCACAAACTTCAGCAAATGCTCCCCGGATAAACTTTTCACCGTGATAGTTGATGGAATCCCACTTGACTGCATAACCACTAATTTTCACAACGCCTGTTTTTTCATCTTTATTGATAAAACGTAAGTTCTCTGCAACGACAGGCATTCGGCGACAATGCACTTTCGGTATATTTGGCGAAAACTTATTCCGCACATGCAGTTTATTTTTCATCAGCTTTCGCTCCATAAGTACCTTCTTTCATACGTTCAGCAGTAGTCATATTCACGGGAACCAAAATAAAGTCAGAATTTTTATCCGCGACTTCACCCTCTTCCATCTGGACTTGATAAGGACTTGCTTGACCTGACAGGATTCGATCTTTATTCGATTTGATTCGCTCAAGATAAGAAGCTCTCAACAATTCTTTGGTCTTGAATTCGAACTCATATTCATCCCATTCATGCCTTTGCAATAAATGAATACGGGCGCTTTCTTCAATACGCTCCAGATATGGACGTAATCCAAATTTATGAAAGCCATCAACCAGCTGTTCAATACCGCTACCCCAAGTCGTACTCGAATCTGTACTAAAAATCAGGATTGGATTGACACCGAAATAACGACAGGACTCTTCAACTGATAATTTTCGAATTTCAATCAGTTCAAGATCTTCTGGAGTCAAACTAATTTGCTCGAACTGCATATTGCCTTCGAGTACGGCCAGATCTCCGTCATCACCATTGATCAGGATATCCAGTTCTTCACGTAAGGCCTGACGCTGTTCTTTCTTGAGGTATTTATCAGTTTTTAATGCCCCAGTCGGTTTGGCACCGTTTGACATTAAGCGTGATGTCTTTTCTACTCCGGCAAGCCCAACGCCAATAGACTGGGCACCATAAGCAATTGGTGACATTCCAACGAAACCGGTACCAAATAATTTGATATGCCAAATTTCCTTATCGGTATATTCAACTGTTTTATTGCCAATTTTGCATTTGTACAATGGAGCACCATCATCACGAATACTCGGATCTACAGATCCAGAGTTGATGACCTGCAAGCTGACCAGTTTTTTACCTGAAAAATCCTTTTTGATATAAGCATTCCCTGCCACCAGGTTCAGCATTAACTGTTCAAAAAATTCAACTCGCGTCTGGTAGCGGTTTGGCTTGTTATACAAAAGCCGAATTACATCATGATCCTTAACCAAAGTACGGGTACCATCCGTATTCAGCTGATACATCTGCAATGGCAAAGTGGCCACAGATTCAGTCAGAATTTTGACACATGCAAAAACTGCACTAAGTGTCATTGCACTATCAAATGACACCGGTTTAGCAGTTTTAAAACTAGAACGGGGACGATCTACAATAGTCGTCCCCGTTTTATCTTGCATTGGTCCGGTTCCCCGCACCTTGAGCTTATCGCGATTTGTTTTATCACGAATCTTTGGTTTATCGCGTTTTTTACTCATCGCTTCGCTACCTTAATCATGTCATCCAGCCAGTCATCAATATTTCCATTGTCTTCACCTGGTACCAACTCGAATACCGATTCATCATCATGAAAACGTGCACGTGATGCAGCAATGATGATTGCCACCATGGCATCAATCTTTTTTGCAGATGAAATCTTTCGCGGGAAAATATTTTCCTTAGCGTCTTCTTTCACCACAACGTTAGTTGCACACCAGGTAAACACCGGATCACCACAGTGATGAAAACGACCTTCTGCCATCAGCACTTCAATCCAGCGCATGGCAGGACTTAAATGCTCAGTTTTTTGCGGCACTTCAACGACATTGACACCTTCATCCAGTAGATTTGCGGTCAATTGCTCCGCATGATATGGATCGTGCCCAATTTCATAGAACGGATTCTTGATATGGGCATCTTCAATATCACGCTGAATGCGTTTGTAATCGGTAGATTCACCTGGTGTGGCAATCAGCCAACCGTTATCACGCCATACCGGATATTCATCTGGGCGTTTTTCACCGTTAATGGCTTCTTTGGTTTCCAGAACACGCTCATTAATATAAGAATGTACAAAGGCATACCAATGGATCTTGCCATCCGGTTCCATACGTGGAATCAATTCACCCCAATCTGCCAAATCCAGACGGCTTGCCAGGTCATAGCCACCGAAGCGGATCTGGCCATCCAGTTCTTTTAATTTGACATCTTTGTAGCAACGTTCCCAGACCGAAGGTGAAATCCATCCATTCAACGCACCAACCCATTCATTCAAATGTTTTTGCCGGAAAAAGGCTTCTGAGGATGGTGAAATCAATACTTTCTTGAATTTCGCTTCCAGATAATTGGTCGTGACCGAAATTCCATAGTTTGGATTGGCTTTTGGCCAGTTTTTCGGGTCCTTCCAGTCATCACCACGGTCAAGGCAGAAAATCATGCCAAAGTACTGCTCATGCTTGGCCTTGCCACGTAATACGTTTTCTACGGTAGAACGTTCGCGGTAACACACGCCAAGGTTGTCATCACCGGCAGTACTGATTGCCCCGACCAGTGGCTGATCCCGCGCTGCAATACCATCGGCAACAATGTCATACATGCTTGAATCTTTATGCGCATGTAATTCATCAATTACGCCCATATGGACGTTCAAGCCATCCTTAGTCCCACCCCGATCTTGAGATAACGCCTTAAAGACCGAATTGCTAGACGACTGAAAAATAGAATATTGCGCTGTTTCGATACCAAAACGCTGACGCATAAACGGTGAGTAATCCACCATCGTCTTGGCCGTACCAAAAATGATATTGGCCTGTTCGCGCGAAGTAGCAGCTGAATAGACTTCAGCGCCGGGTTCACCATCGATAAAAGCCATATACAGGGCGACGGCTGCAATCCATGTAGATTTTCCATTCTTTTTGGCCACCTCAATATAGAAGTAAATGAATCGTCGCAGCCCTTCCGTGTTCAACCAGCCAAAGATATTGACCGTGATGAATACCTGCCATGGCTCCATGACCAACATATGTCGTTTGCCGTTTGGCTGAATTTTTGCCAGGGTCCCCGTGGTATGTGGACAGGTTTCAATGAAGAAACAGGCATGTCTGGCACTTTCAATATCGAAGGTATAATCGAAATGAATATCGGCCGGTTTGGTCCCAACTTTCAGAGTTTTTAATAGTTGTTCGAGTTCTGGATCATCCGATACCACTGGATAGCCTGATCGGGTCAAGTCGTTTAAGAAGCGTTTGGCTGCAAGTTTTTCCAACTGCCCTGCAGTACGCACTCCGGATCGCACGTCATGGCAGTACTGGAGCGCGATTTTAAAATAATCACGCATAGAAACTCACTTATGAACGCGGCACATATCCCGCATAGGGGTCGTTATCTACATTTGTGGATTGTTCAGCACCCAACAAACTGAGCTGCTTGGCTTTATCCACTTTGACACTTGAACGGGCAGCTGGCGTTAAGCCAAATTCCCGGGCAGTTTTAATAATCAATTCTTGCAGTTTGTTTCGTACCTGGAGCCAAGCGGCCTGAACTTCAAAACCGTTCGGGGTTTTAGAAATCCAGTCGTCTATTTTTTCGAGCTTTTCACAAACCTGTTCATAGGCTGCAATGTTGTCGCAATGAAGGCCAAAGACATCGCCATCCACCACACTAAGCAAACCGGCCTGAACCAGTTTTGGGCCTAATACGTCCCAGTGTTTTTTTGCCGCCCCCTTTATCCATCGTGGACAAGGTGGCATTCCCAAATCGACTGCTGCATTTGCCACTTGAGCATTTGCATCACGGTCATCACGAATTCGTGCACCGCTTAAAATCTTTTCTTGCAATGATTTGGCCGGTCGTCCTGCTGTCATAGGAACCTCCAAAAGTAAAACTTCATAAAATCTGGAGGTATACCCCCCTATGGAATTTTGACCATGTATAAATTTGACGGGGGGGCGGTCTTTTATAAGCGACACTTTTCGACTTTTGACCCCCTATCCCCTTCAAGGACTAGGAAAAGCGGAAAATGAAATTATTAAAATTAATAAAATTATTATTCCAATCGCGACCCAGACCTGACCATCAGTTAGATGATCTTCATCATCACTGTTCTTTAATCTTTCATAGCAGTCTGGATGCTCACCGTTGTAGCACCATATCTGCTGGCCACGACTACAAATAATCGGTCGGATCTGCTTAGGTTCACCATCACCGATTGCCGTGATATCTATTTCAACAAGTTCAGCAAGTAACTCTTCACGCTGTTGTTTCGATAGCTTTTCAGATGTAACGATGATTCCAGTTGGTCTTGATGCCAACTCATAGAGAGCTTGTAAGTAAACAATCCGATATCCACATTCATCCCGATTGAATAGTCGTTCACCATGAATGAATGCCAGACGCTGGTAACTCGGTAAGCTTTCTATAACTTTCTCAAAATCTTCATGCTTCATTTCAATTCCTTATTTTTATTGTTGTAAAGCAAAGCAGCCCACCCGAAGGTGAGCTGCTTAGTTCCGTTCACTTGTGGAGAGTACGAAAGGGTTAAGCTTCTGCTTTCTTGAAATGCGAATGGTGTAAGCGATGCGTCCATTCATCAAAGTCTTTCACAACAATGGATTTGCTGTCCGATTCAATCACCGTGAAGATATCGTATTCACTGCATTGCATGGTCTCAAAGGCCACACCAGTCGTTGCCTGGACTTGATCACCCGCAAAGAATGGGTTAATGCTGTTCAGGTTTGCTTTGCTTGGTGTGTACTGTGGCACCCATGCACCACGATCCTCTGTTGCAGTCTTGCGGTCATGGCATGGCTTGCAGAGTGGCTGCCAGTTCAACTTGTCCCAGAAGAGTTGCTTATCACCCTTGTGCGGAACAATATGATCGACCACGGTTGCAACTTCGATGTAGCCACGCTTCTTATGATCGACACACAACGGATTCGACTCAAGGAACACTGTGCGTTCTTTCTCCCAACGGGCATCATAGCCACGCTGGTGAGCCGTACCGCGATCACGATCACGCTGTTTGATCTTGCCTTGATGTTTATCGCAATAGCCTTGATTGGTTGCGTAACCGCTGCATGCTTGATACGAACAAGGTCGTTTAGCTTTCTGAGGTGCTTTCTTCATGATCCACTGGAACCAATTTGATTGAACGATTAAGAATCTTATTGCGTAATTTATCTGTGATCTTCAGATGAATGATCTTATCGACTGCATCCAGCGCAGTAAGTAGCAACACTCGACGTGTAGTCAACTCCACCTGGATTCGAACTAATTGCCCCATTGAACCAATTCCTTTTAAAAAGAACTGTATGCCCAGCCCTACACCTGACATACAGCCATAAAAAAAGAGCCTTTCGGCTCTTAGGGAAATTACAGCGCTAAATTCAATTACTTGCTAGATACAGTTATTCATTATGGGGAAATCTAGCTTAACTTTGTTTCAGTGTCAATATCTATGTTTACTTAGATTCGTGGATATGAAAAACAACTCGTTCACACGCGATAGAAAATTCTCGCTCAAGATCATCAAATATCTGTGTGATCGAATTATTTAAGTAGCGATGGACAACCAAATAATTAACACCAGCGAACAGAGCACGATTACGAACAGAAGGTTTATAACTTGCTGGAACCATACAGAACTCGACCAGTGCAGTACGGATCACAGGCACATGGTACTCCATTGCAATCTGATGCTTCTCAAGAATAAATTTATATCTAGGTGTAAGCAGCTTACTAAAAGAATCCACATTCTCCACAGTGTTAGCGTTTAGAGACTTGAGACGCACCAAGTTATCTTGTAAAGGAGAGAGCTTGGCATAGCTCAGTGCTACACATACATCCTGTGCTGTCAGGGCACCATGGTTACCACCACCAATTGAATCGAAGTTGGTTGTCTTAGGATTTAATAAGCGCAGATAATTTTCCATAAATTCATATTCCTTGTTGATTTAGTACTTTGTTACGGGTAAAGGTCTATTAGTTACGGGGTTGTTACGGGTAAACAAATAATAAATGTAATAAAAACAAAGGTTGTTACGGGTGTTACAGGTGTTACGGGTGTTTTCTCTCACGCGCGGAAAAATACATTCATTCATAATTTGAATAAATATATTAGTTAATGAAATTTTCTTCCCGTGCGCGCGCGCGCATAAGCCCGTAACAGCCGTAACAGAGTGCTTGAAATATAGAAGTGGTAAGGCTTTGAAGGTGTTACGGGGTTGCGATTTAGCCCGTAACAGACCCGTAACACCCGTAACAATTATTGATATTTTATAGTACGTTAGGAACATCCTGATCTCCTTTTAACTTAGCACGAAATTCTTTTACTTGTCCACTAAGCCATTCAGCTTGTTTCACATCCTTCGGGGGATTCTCAGTAAAAATCATGCGCCTTTGAACCTCTTTTCGCTTTTCCTGATAACCAGCTCCAGTGACAACATCCTCATAGATACGTCCATGTCCTTTGGCCACCACACGTTCAGAAGCAATCAAATTTAAAAACTTGTTGGAGGGAATAGATTTCTCCCCATTTTTATGACACCACTGTCGATAGGCCATATACAAATCATCCGAAAGACAACAAACAAACGGATGCTCTAACATACCGCCACGCCAATCATCTAAAAATAATTTCCATCCTGGCAAACCAAACTGAATGATTTTCTGTTTAGCTTTAGTCATCGGTGGTTCTGTATAAGGGGTAAAGTCACTTAGATCCATCGATAACAGATAGGTATAAAATGCATTGATGGCATTACTGTCCGGCTCAAGACACTGTTCAACCAAACCCTTCAATTCATGACCGAGCTTTTGATTTGGTTCCAGTACCAGAAAGCGTCGATCTCGTTCCTCAATGGCCAAAGGCTGTACTTCATTCGATAAGAAGACACAGTTAATGTGGTTATTTTGCGAATAACCCGACATAAACTTTTTCTCAATCCGGATCTTTTCACCAGTGATCATGTGTTTGATCAGACCCATCATGCCGAACTTGGACTTATTGTTAAATATTTCTTCAAAGAGACAATAAAGCTTTCGTTCAGCCCAATCGGTATAAATGGATTCAAGACCATTTTGCCCCAAAGTGACAGAGTATTTATCACCATAGATCTTCGTCATTATCTTTTCAAAGAACAGGGATTTACCTGAACCTTGGACAGCACTACACAGCAAAATGGAGGTATTCATTTTTGCGCCTGGATGCTGTAAAGGATAAGCCAACCACTTCATTAGCCATTCATATGCTTCTGTTTCTTTACCACACAGAAACTTCACCAAGTGAATAATAGGTGTACAGCTTTCAAATGCTTCGCCCTGCTGAATAATTTGATTCTGAGCATCCAGTAGAGGTGAGATTTCCATACCATCATAGGTATTAATTTGCCCTTCAGTGATATGCATGGAGGGTACAAACACAAGGTCTTCATGCCAGATCATGCGTTTTTCTCTAGACTTGGCCCACATATCATATGCTCCAGCCCAGTTTTCCTTCATCACATCAGTGCCGACGAGTTCACGACGATAGGTATCCCAACATGCCTTTTTACCTTCCAGCATAATGAAACGCTCAATCATCTCCTTAGCCTTAGCATGACTTTCACCAGTTGCACGACCATTCGCGTCATCAGATGAAATAGTCTTACGTTTAGGATGACTATTCCACTGATCAAAGATTTTCTTGCTACCAAGCAGAGTCTGAAAGGCATTTTTCTTCCAGATCTTTTTACCATAGTCATCCCACACATTGGTTTCACCTTCAATCAAACAAAAACGTGCAAGCCATTTTTCCATTTGTTCTTCAGGTGTTAGTTCACCACGTACAGTATTTCCCTGCGAAATACCCGCGTCCCCACTTCGCTCAACAACAGGAATTTCTTCAATTTCGGGATTTTGCCCCTGAAAATTGTTGTCGAAGTTGTTAGGGGGTGCGGGGGAAAAAGTCAAAGACGAAAGTGCTGATTCGATTTGTGCCTTCACCTCCCCCAATCCGAAATTCACGTGAAGGTCATTAAAGTCAGTATATGAATGTGGCTGTGTCATGTGCTGTGATTCATTCATGCAGCTGCTCCTTGTTTAAATTCGGGCAATAGAACGATACCGCCTGTTACAGCCACAGCTTCATTAGCGCAATTTAGGCCAGTATTCTCTTTGGCCGAGTCATCGTCCGCGCAATAGATCAAGCGTGCATGAGGGTTATTTTTCTGGATGGCCATCCCCACTGGAAGCAGGTTGCCGGCATTAAATGCCACCGCGACTGGATAGCCTGTGGCCAAATGAATAGATGCAGCAGTGGCATAACCTTCTGCAATACAGATGACTGGATCTTGCAGCTCGACAGTGCCAATAAAGTGAAAGCAGCCTTTCACACGACCACCTTTCAGGAAAGTTTTGTCACCATCATATTTGATATATTGCAGGTTCCACATATCGCCATTTTCATCAAACAAGGGAACAATCAAGTCACCCTCATGGTTGATCAGGCAGCCTAGATTCGGCACTTTTTTACGCTCCAGATAAGCACATTCGCTACCTTGATGCGTGCTGCGCCACAGGCTTTGTGCTTTACGTGCCGCATTTTTCTGGATTTTTGCTTCCTCTTCCAGGCGAATACGTTCACGCATATCGGCTTCTTTTTTCCAGCGTTTACGGTCAGCATCGGTGATTTTAGTATCAGCTGTCAGTCCGACAATAGCGGCCACCTCTTCCAGGACTTGTGGAAATGAAAGATGGGTACAGCGTGAAATCAGCTCGAAGCCGTCACCAGCTCCACATCCGTTACAATAGAAATCACCCATTTCTTTTTTATCGTCATAACGGAACCGGTCTGAACCACCACAGGCGGGACAAGGTGCATGACGCTTTTTAGGCGGCATGGCAATGGCAAACTGAGGGAAAATCATGTCCCATTTACCACGTGCATGCGCCTTTACGTCATCTAGTTGAAATTTTGGTTTACTCACAGTGACCCCAACAAATATAAATTAATCTTTATGACTTTCGACCATGGCCAGCAAGGTCAGAGCGACACGGATCAGATCCATTACGTCTTTATGAATGACCTCGTATTCATCTGAGCAAATGCTTTTATCCGCAATGGCTTCAGCAATTGACTGGGATAACTCGCCCTGCTCTCTGGCCAATTTGCCAATTTTTTTCAGAAAATTCGTTTCTGTTAATTCATGCAGATCTGGCAATTCAAACCAGGCAGCCTTGCCGTGAATGGCACAAATACTGTCCATAATTCGCGGATCTTTGGTTTC